CAGAGAACGGCTTGTTCCAATCGCTTTTTTTAAAAAGTTTCATCATATAGTCCGTCCTCTGGAGTCCATGCAGTTCTGCCCTTTAGTGCGTTAATCATAATCAAGTCTACATCCTCGTCAGTTAGTAGATGAGGATCGGCTACTGTCTTAAACAGTACTCCTATATAAAATCCAGGTTTAGTCTTTGGGAATCTAAAAACTAGACACTTGCCCCGTCGGTATGGAAGGTCGGTTTCTTGAGTGCTTCCCACCTCTACAATGGGGAAAAAGTTGTTATGGTAGTACTGTAGCGTTCCTACATATAGTGGTCCGAATGTTCTCATCTTTACTCCTGCTGTTGACTTCCCTTTTGTAGGCTGCCTGCGATATGCGCATTGTAACTTATCTGTTCTTTAATTGATTCTGGGATATCGTTTAGATCCGCAGGACCCATATCACTCCATGCGTCTAGCCCTGATGTTTTTAAGTACTTACCTGTAGATGGACTGTTTTTAAGTCCTAGCCACATTGAAGTACTAACGTTGTTGTATTGCCACCAAGTCCCGTCCCTAAATACAACTATAAGCCTGTTTAATTCTGGTGCATAAGATATTACGTGCGCTCTGGGCCTTGAAGGATTAGACGTTGGGGCTGTACGCATTTCTCCACGGTTTACTTGAGGCTCCGCTGGAGGCTTAGCTAGATCCACAACATCTTGTGGCACCACTACCTCTGCGTCTTTCCATTTATTTGCAAATCTAGATTCAAATCCCAAACGTTCTTGGGTTCGTATTTGTAAATTTAGTTGCTTGTTTTTAGCGAACTCGTCTGGTCCAAATCTAGGCGTAAATCTAGGCATAGGTTTCTTGGCCATTAGCTACAAACGTGACTTTCTGTCTCTGTTTCCAACACTCTTACGAGGCAAGCCGCACATCGCAAGTGTCTAGGAGGTTTGTAATTATTTTGAGCTGTAGCGCCTAAAGGGTATTCGCTTCCATCCTCATTTAATTGAGGGCGGTAATCAACAACAATCTCAGGTTCCCTAAAAAGTTCAGCCGGAAATGGTCCATGCGGGTCCCTAACGGATGAGGGAACTGGATGGACTTGAATAGCTTGTTTTTTAGTTATCCGCATCAGCAGGAGCTTCCGCTTCTGCCTTCTTCTTAGAAGCCTTCTCTTCCTTAGCTAGTGGGAAGTGACCGGCGTTTGCACGATCAATTAACCACTTAGGTAGACAGGTTGAGCAGTAATTCACTGGGTTAACACCAGGATCGGCTACTGTGTAGACCGCATCCTGTGTACAGTTATCGCACTTCATATGATCTCCTTCTTCTTGGATAATTCTAGCCCATAAATGCAAAAAGGCGGGTAGTTACCCCCGCCCCTTTGCTGAAAGCTTACTTCTTCTTTTTGGCAGCCTTCTTAACTTCCTTCTCAAGAACATCCTGCACAGCCTTAGCCACTAGACCAAATGCTGGGTCCTTTGGATTAATTGCGCGGATAGCAACTGGAAGGGTTGCAGCAAGCGCACCGATAACTAGAGACTTTGGGTCTGCGTTACCTGTCGCGTACAAGGCTGCTGCTGCCGATAGGAATGAACGTCCGTATGAGGCGAGCATTGCCTTTAGTTTTGCCTGATCCATTACTGGCTCCTCTTTCTAGACCCCTTGTTGACCAAGAGGGCATAGATGTCATCTATGCGTGTCTCCAGTTTATCAACCTTCTGGTCTAGCTTGTCAACTTTGTCTTTGATACTTTCCCCACCATTCGGCTTAAGTTCAGCTAGGTAGTGGCGAAGAACCCATGTAGTAAATGCGCCTACAGGTAGCGCGATTGCAATATATGTAGCAATGTCAGAAGCGGACACGTATACACCCATTCTGTTTAAAAGTCAATAGTCTTCTAGCATCAAATGGGTTTTCCGTATTAATTCACAAAAATGTTGTGTATAAATTAGAACATTTGTCGACAATTGTGTCATATTAAAAAAGATTTATTTTTTACGCTTGACATGCGTTACAGAGCGTCTGCTAAGGTAGTTTATGACAGAGCCACTAGAAATAGTGGCTTTTGCCTACTGAGAGGAGCAGAAATGCTTAATATCAGAGAAAACATAGCAAAGATAGCGGTTATGTCGGTGTATGGACTTGTACTAGGTGCATTACCACACGCATTAGCTACGGACGTGTCTTCAACAGAAGAGCGTCGCGAAGCTATTGTCGTTGCAGATCCGTTAGATGAGTTCCGCAATGCAAAGACTCTTACTGAGTCTGAGCTTAAAGAACTTTTGTCAGCAGTCGGGTTTGAGGGAAAGGCCCTCAGGGTTGCTTGGACAGTTGCTATGAAAGAATCAAATGGTCGCCCAGTTGCCTATAACGGTAACACTAAGACTGGAGATAGCTCTTACGGCATATTTCAAATAAATATGCTTGGGGAACTTGGTCCAGATCGCAGGGAAAAGTTTGATCTAAAGTCAAATAAAGAACTATTTGATCCAGTAACTAACGCAGAGATTGCGTACTACATGACCGCTGGTGGAACAGACTGGTCTTCTTGGAAAATCAATCCAAATCAAAATAACGGAACACGTTATAGCATGCTCTACAAGGAGTATCCAAAGGAATAACATATGTACGCAAAACTCAAAGCTCCTGCATTTGACGGAACGCAACCCTGTCGCAGAGTGAACTTAGAAGAGTTCTTTCCTGTAGATCGCGTTGAAGAGTCCAAAATGAGGGAGAAGGCGAGGGCCATATGTGGCTCTTGTAACTTTCAAGCTGAGTGCCTAGAGTGGGCGCTCACCAACAGAGAAATCGGTATTTGGGCTGGAACTACAGACGATGATCGAAGACTAATACTCAGACGCCGTAGGCGTAAATGAAAAAAGCCCCCGAGAAATCGGGGGCTTTTTTGTTTGAACTACTAGCCAGCAAATGCGTAAAGAACAATATCGACTGAAGAGCCAGTGTTAGCCTTACCACCAGATACTGGTGTTTGAGTCTTAACAAGACCATCGTTCTCTGCGGTTGCGCCGTCAGCTGATGTAGTTACTGCACCCTTAACAAGTCCTGCTGCAACCAAAGCTGCTTCAGCAGCTGATTCAGTTAGTCCTAGTACGTTTGGAACTGTAGGCGCAAGGTACTTAAGAAGAGCAACAGCTGTTCCCAAGTTAGCTACAGTTGCAGCTGCTGGGGTCTGTGTCTTAACCTTGCCATCATTAGCTACAGTTGCGCCAACACCTGTAGTTGTAACTGCGCCCTTAACAAAGCCTGCGCCTGTAAGAGTTGATGTTGCAGCTGCCTCAAGGACTCCAACTACGTTAGGGATTGCTGCCTGGTCAGTAGTATCCAAGTATGGAGCTACTGGTGTGTAATCTGGGAATCCGTTCCAGTTGTTAAGGGCAACGCTGTGGTTGTGCTTAACTGTCTGGGTGATTCCTGGGTTTAAAGTTACGCTGATATCGTTTTTATCAAGAGCTGGGCTTACCTTTACTGAGTAGCCGCTCCAGTCTACGTTATCTGCTGCGTTTGCTGCCACAACTTCTGTAGCGTTTCCGTCACCGGAACGCGCATCGTCTGGCTGCATTGGGAAGTTACCCCATACAAAATCTACTTTGACGTTTCCGCCAGTATCTAATGCCATTTTTGACCTTTTCTCTAGAGTTGGTTAAAGCGCCTGATCGGGGCGCTCTACTATTGTCTAAGAGGATTAGGGCTTTGTCAGGGCTACCTGTTCAGATATCCATTTATAGGTTTTAGTGATTCCAGCTTTTAAATCTTCATCTACTGCCCAACCCATTACTTCCCTAAAGAGGGTGTTGTCTGAGGTACGTGCGTGAACACCTATAGGGCCTGGTATATGGCGTTTAGAGAGGCTTTTACCGGCAATCTCGGCCACAAGGTCGGCCAGTTGGTTTATGGTCACATTGAGCTCAGAACCAATGTTAATTGGCTCAAAAAAATTAGGCTCTCGATTGAACTCTACAGTGGCCTTAACACACTCATCAATATATAAAAATGATCTGTGCTGTTCTCCGTTGCCCCAAATTTCAATCTCAGTATCCGCCATAGCAACTTTGCGACAGATTGCCGCAGGTGCCTTTTCCTTACCGCCATCCCATGTTCCGTAAGGGCCGTAGACATTGTGGTATCTGGCAATCTTATTTTTCATTCCATAGTTCTTGTTGTAGGCAAGGTAGAGGCGCTCGCTGAATAGCTTTTCCCATCCGTACTCTGTATCTGGCGCAGCTGGATAAACCGTGTCTTCTCTAAGCACCATAGCTTTTGGATCCATCTGGTTATACTCTGGGTAAACACAGGCGGTTGAGGAAAAGAAAATACCGTCAACACCTACAAGATGAGCTTGCTTTAATACATTAACATTTATGAGTATCGAGTTTCCCATAACATCGGCGTCATTATCACCGGTATTGATATAGCCAGCACCGCCCATATCAGCGGCTAACTGGTATACCTCATCAAACTTGCTATCAAGAGTTTGGGCTACTGTCTCAGGGTTTCTTAAATCACCTATTACAAAATGGTCGGCAAGGGTTTCCCAATATTCAGGGTATTTAAGATCAACACCTCTGACCCAATAGCCGTCCTCTTTTAGCCTCTTTACTAAATGGCTTCCAATAAAACCGCCAGCTCCTAAAACTAATGCGCGTTTCATATTGTTATACACCTACTCGCAGTTCCTAGATACATCCAGTGAGGCTCGTTGCCCATTGCAAATTCTGTCTCAATCTCCTCGTATCTGTCATCCCTACCGTAAATAATTTGATTATCTAATATTGGGCTGTAGACGGTGGCGGTTGGGGATAAGAATGCGGCCCACCAACTAAAGCTACTGTTGGCTCTAAATATAGTTCTTGCAAAGTAGAGCCGTAAAAAGTCCTCTAACCAATCAAACACTATGTCTTCTCTGTATTCAGCACCTGACGGGTATGACCAGCCTAATCGAGGGCTGACTGGGCGATCTGTGTGCCACTTGTTTAGATAATCATCAGAAGTCCATTGAATAGAGTCAGGATCAAAACCATACTGCTTAAACGCCTTTGTGTAAGAGTCTTTAGACACTACTGAATATCCTTGAATATTTACCTTATTAAACTCAGGGCTGGCTATGTCATCTCGCCTTAGGTGCGCAATATCGTAAGTCCCAGCTCTATCTGACCAGTACTTATACGCGGCTGTTTCTTTAACTTGGTCAGAGAACTCAAACACTTTAAGAAGGTGGTCTTTGTCCATAGGCTCAAATACCGAATCGTTGTAGGCAGATAAGCTGTCATAGAACACGGGGTGAGGGTATTTTGCGTAATTTTGAACTGGCAGTAAAGAATCAATCTTTTTTATATTAGCAAAGTAGTCGGTTACGACCTTATCTCTATCTGCTCCTAAAATAGATCCATTGTCTAATTGTTGACTAAATATAGTTTCTGGAAGATGATAAATTTTATTTTCGGGGGTTTTAAACAGTCTGTCGCCTTCCCAAGGCGCGTGTGTCCAGTATTCGACATTATTAATACGTTTGTAGGTAGCACCATAGGCATACTGGTGCATACGATTTCCAAATTTCCCGTGCCAATGGGACTGAAATATAAACGACACGGCTTACCACTTACCGATAGGGCAGGTGGCCTTTTCTAATTTAGTCTTCATACTCATTATGCAACCACACTTTTTGCATTGACT